CCCGCCGGTAACAATAACCTTTCCGTAGGGAAAACTTGGAAGCCCTACGACAGCCATTGAGTCTACATTTCCAGGCCATGGTCTTTGAGGATGAGGACCTTGCCAGGTTCTGTTAGCGGGATCGATACAGCGATTGACGCCGGTGTAGATCGTTTCTGTCGTTTGCGTATTGCCTGATCGAGTAGATACCTGTTTGATGATTTCTTGCAACAAGTCATTAGGATCTACGCCATTTCCTTGCAGTGCTTTTTCGACCTGCTCGGCTTCAGATCTCCAGTCAAGTTGCAGCGTTTGACTGCCCTGGTGGTAGAAGCGGAAATACCCTTGATACGAGTTCTGCTTCTTAATGACTTGCCGGTTGTAAGATCTAGTCTTCCACTTTCCCCAACGCCACTCAAAAGTCAGCGGATTATTAGAAGTACGTACCAAGCAAATGGGCATGTACTTGTAGTCGATTATTTCACCGCTTTCAGACGTGACTCGAGGTACTACGTCAGAATTGACCATGAACGTGACATCGGCAATAGTTACAAACTTGAGGTTTGTCTCAGTTGCAGTTGCGTGACCAAAGTACATTGAAGTGCTTGGGCAGCCATTGCCAAGAACGTCCTGGTTAGTTCCGTCGATGAATTTGCTGGTATGGGAAGGGGTTACAACCGCGCCGGTGTTTACATCGATAACTTTTAAGAAGTTCCTGCCGTAGACCACGGCGTATTCTTCTTCATCATCCCGCTCAATCCGATGCATTCGGTAGTTGTAAGCAGGGGATACGTCGCCAGAGTCAGCAAGAAATTCGGTCCCCCTTCGCTTGCGAGCCCCGTCTACAACTGAGAAGTTGACGTTTCTAGCGTCAGCGACCTGACCTGGAAAACGAACACTGGGGGCTTGCCGGGAGATCCCTTGAGTAAGACTGGGGATCTTCTCAACAAACGGAACCATAGGCATTGATTATCCGTCCTTTTGCTGTCGCGGCTGCTTGGCAGTCAGTGGTTGTACGTTGAATCGGTTCTCTGTCAGGGGCTGATTGCGAGGTGAGTTGTGATCAGATGCCATGCGTTCCTGCTGAAGCGCAGTGTCCATATCCAAGTTGCCTTGAATACGCCGCTGGAATTTGACCTTTGCTGAATCAACGATTACGTCCTGAAGCATTGGGCTGGCAACTTCAAACCCCCAAGAGCTGTCAGATGCTACGGCAGCAAGCGCCTCTACCTGGTCTACGAAGACAACCCCAGTGGTTGCTGTTGCAACCACAAACGTGCCTTTGTTGTTGTCGTACAGCTTCAGAACGTCAGGATTTGGAGAGGTGTCAACACGCATTGACAAATCTCTGTGTGAATCAGGTCCGCTGCCCCGAATGCTCAAGACTGTGTTGGCAAGGCTGACATGTCCGCTGCCGTCAGCAGTGTACGCTTTGCCGTTGGTGGTATTTTCCGGCCAGCCTTGAGACTGCACTCGCTTAGATTCACGATCCAGGAATTGTCGGGCTCTGTGATAAATGCTTGTTCCCGTTCCATCAGGAACAGACCCGGAGGTTGACATGGGGAATTCGCCCACGGTCTCGACAATTTCGTTGATCGCTTCAATAATTGACATACCATTGCCGGCCATCAGTAAATCCTCCTGTCAGGCATTCGGGGTCGGCCTCTTACTTGTCTCATTTCTGCTGTGTCTAGCAAATTGACATCAGAGGATCGGATTTCGTCTCGGAACGCCTGGCGTTTGGAATCCATAACTTCCTGTTGAAGCACAGAGTCTCTTCCGGCGTTTCCAATGTAATTTCGGTTGAAATTCAGTGCGGCAATAGAAATGATCCACACCTGGTAAGCGTCAGGGATTTGCGCCCACGGCTTGTCGTAGACATATCGCAATTTCAAGTCCGAATCGAAGGTATCGACGTTCTCGTTTAGGTCAAACAAGAAGTCTCCCGTTCGTGTCACTTGTGTCGCGCTGTCTTCACGGTCAGTGTCAACGTGGTAAATCGTCCTGAGTGGAGTGGCGGTTCCAGAAGCAATGTATGAAGTGTGGCTTGTGGAATCTTCGTCAATTGAAAATTGAGTCGCTGAAATGACCTTCTTTACTCGGTGATATCGGCCATTCAATTCGCTCATGCCAACTACACCGTCAACAAACACTCTTGAATTGCTTTGAAGACCATCAGTTGTGCCAACCGTCAAGACGCAGGGGCTGGCTTGGCTTGCGCCAGAAATCGACAACGCCGTTTCCTGCTCAAGGCGACCAACCTCAATCTTCTTGTTGGCATCCTGAGTGACTTCCACGTTGTATTTGGTGTTCCACCACCAGCCTTCATTTTGAATGGAAAGGCTGGCATCATCCAGGGCACGTTCTACATGTGAGGCTACTGATACGCCGTCGGTATCGAGTTCGTCTGCCGGCAGCTTGCCTACTCGGCGCATGATTTCCTGTACAGCCTGGAGTTTTGTTCGCATTACACATCCAATATGAGAAAGAACAGGCTTTCTGCTGTATTTGCATTGTTGCTATTAATCAGAGTGGCCTGAAGTTGCGTACCAGACTGATTGGTTACTTGCCAAATCTTCTGGTAACCATCAGAAGATCCGCCATCTGGCTCGTCACCATCTTCTGTGCTGCTAAGTAAGACGGTGTAGTCCGTGCCGATGCTGTTGGCCCAATTGACGGAAATAGTAGCACCAGAAATGGTAACACTAGTTACCTGGAAACCGCCCGCCAAAGAAACTCCGCCGGAATTGATGTTGTAATCAATCTTGCCGAAAGACTTCAAAACCGAAGTGGCATTGAAGTTCGCAAATTGGGTTGCGTCGTAATTGACGCCGCCAACAGTCAGCGAGCTGCATTGAACTTCAGATCCAGAAGCGTCTACTTTCCCAGAATTGACGGTTAGCGAAACATCAGACGAACTGTCGTTTTCAACCGTCAATTGGTTTGACACGACAGCACAGCCATCTGACGGAGCCGTTGCATTTGTACCAATCTTGGTACTAGTAAACGACGCAGTTCCACCGTCAATAGCGCCAGAAGAAACATTGAGGCTGGCCCCAGTCAAAGCCCCGGTTGCGGTTACGCTCGTTCCGTCAATATCTCCGGCACCAGCGACATCAGAACCGTTGCAGGTCAGCGTACCACCGATACTCAGGCCGGCGTTTGTTTGAAACGTACCTGAAATGGTCAGTGTCTTGCCCGTGGCAACGGTAATGTCATCGTTGACGGTAATTGTGCCGCCTGTTGGGTACGAGCGTATCGAGGCGGTTTGAAGCTCAGACATTGTAAGTCAGCCCTTCTTGCAGCAATTGGTTCCTGGCATGTACTTTCCGATCCAGGGCCGGAGAACGGCGCCCGCTACGAAACTGCACGCACCAACTAGAAGCACAAACCACAGGGTTCCAAGAATACTGCTCATGGGGATGTTTCCTTCTTTTTGAGGAGTGCTTGCCGGACTATCCGGTAAGCATAAGTAAGTGAAATTGCTGCAGTCGCAACAAGGACTGGAACAAAGATCCAGTCAGCATAACGAGCCACTGCGTAGTTGAGTAAGACTAGGCCAACGCCAATTACTAGGGCCCTAACGCCCATTGCGCCACGGGTTATGACGAGGGCGGCGATACCACCCAGAATCGACAGACCTCCGATCCAGGACAGCATATCCATGCTGCTGGCTGCTGCGGCCATGTCGCTTGACATCGAAAAGGGGTGACCCGAAGCATATGAGTTGAGTTGCTTTGGGGTTGAAACGCATCCTGTAAGAACGATCAGGAGCGGAATCAGTCTCATGTAAGAACCCTCGTCGGAGCTGTAAATGTCATGTGTCGGTTGCAGCCTCTAAGTGCTGGCCGCGATCTCATCAATGGTTGGCCGTGCATAATTCGAGTTATGTACTCAAGTCGATTCTGAGTCATTTTGCCGGCACACAGCAAAGTGGGACCGTATCTGTTGAAATCGTCAGATGCGTCATTACGTCCCGTTTCTGGGAATGTGTCGTAGTCTTCGCCAGAACTGCCAATGACAATTGACTTGTGGACGTAATACATGCTTGGCAAAAACGGCGATTCAGATCGAGGAATTCGACCAAGAGCAGCCCCACCACCAGGCCAATCATCAAGATCAGATGCAGCATTGACTGTCTTAATTTCTTGATAAGAACTCCATGGTGGAGATTTGAATACCCCGCGAATTGGGTTGTCCCCGACTTGTGCGCCGGCTGTAACCCCAATTGCTTGATACACGTTGTTTACTAGTTTTTCTTCCCCAAACACCGTCTTGTGAGTAGGTGCATCTCCAAAGACGGGAGAAAATCCACTGAAATCCGTCTTGGTCTCATACGGGCACCAAA